GAGGAAATAGTCACCACAACTTATGGTGCAGCATTACAGAAATGGTCAGGAGACAATATAACCCATTCATCGGCAAGTTCTGGAGGAATAGCAGACTCAGATTCAGTCTTCAACCTCACAACAGCAGGTTCGGATTTCACTTTAGAAATAGTAAACAGAGCAGCCAGCCAGATAATAGAAAAGACAGAGATAGATCGAACTATCGAACAGGAATCTACTACTGTCTCCTTATCAGTCTTCTCTCAATAACACCAGCTAAGGCATCAGATCCAGAGGTAAATAATACCTCTAATCCAGTTGCAGCAGCGACTGGTAATGTAACAAATCAGGCGGTGCAATTCCAGAATAATGGAGCACCGTCTAGACAACATTATGGTGGTGGGGTTAGTTGTAATGGTGCTACTATGACATTTTCTCCATTCTATATGGGGAATCATACAGTACCATATGATGATGAAATGAGTCAAAGAAGTTATACAATAGCTGAAAACTGGGGAGGACAAATCAACTTTATGTTTCCACTAGATAGAAGAGGATTAGAACAGTGCAGAAAAATAGCAAGACGTCAAGAAGAGAAGCTAAGACTTGATTATGAATTAGTTAGGGTCTTAAAGTGTGCTGAACTTCAACGTAAAGGTTTTATGCTAACTGAAACTTCTCGTGTCTATGAAATGTGTAATGATGTTGTCCCTATAGTTGGATATAATAAAGAGAAAAAAGCTGCAGTTAAGAATTACTTGAAAACAGAATGTACTCCTAAAGAAGGATTCAAACTTCCTTGGAAAGAACAAGAGTACGAATGTCCAAAACAATCAACTGAAAAATGAGTTCATTTACAAATAAGAATGGGAATGCACAAGCATCCTTAGATGGTCCTAATGACCTAACACCTAAAGTTAAAACAACTTTTATTATCCAAAAAGAGGCTGCCGAAGCAGCTGCATCAGAAGAATCCGATGAAGATTAAATTAGCAATATTAGCTGCCCTTTTAATTGCTGGTGGCTATGCTGGTCATAAGTATAATCAGTTTAGGAATTCACCTACTGGTAAAGTTATAGAACAGCTTCAAGAGAAGAAAAAGTTAATCGAAAACTTACAAAAATCACCATTACAACTACCCGAATCTTTTAGAAAATGATCCTAATTATCAAGCCCATCCTTTTCGCCTTCTTGAAATCAGATGCCGTTAAGAACCTAGTAATTGATTTACTAACAGCTTATGTAGCTAGAACTGATAACAAATTAGATGACCAAGCATTAGAAATTGTCAAAAAGAAACTATTAACCTAATGGCACGAGTAAAGAAATTTAATCCTATTGATAAAAGACCTTCTAAGAAAAGAGATTTTTATGGTCCTTTACCAAACCCAGAACTAAAAGCTAAGAAACTACAAAAAGAATTCGATAAAGGTTATGGCTGAAACATACAATGAAGATGGTTCTAAAACCTATTCTATAGGTCAACGACAAGTAGCCAAATTGCATCCAGAGAAAAAGAATGTCAAAAGTAAAGGCAAAGGAAGAAAAGTTTAATGAACTTCATAACCTCGTCACTGAAGAATTCCTAAAGAGAGTTCGTAGTGGCGAGGCTACTACCCAAGATTTAAAAGCAGCGTGTGATTGGTTAAAGACTAACGATATTACTGGTATAGCCTATGAGGGTACACCATTAGATAAGTTAGCTTCTATCATACCTAAAGTAGACCCAGAACTCGTACAACATAGACTCTATGGCAGAACTAGGCAAAACAGCTAGGCATTATCGGAAGAATGCCAAATCAAGAGCTAAACACGTTAAAGACAATAGTCCGGGTGGTAAATACGCTCATTCTAACGAATATAAGAGAGCACACGGAAAAGCTAGAGCAAGCTTAAAGATTAAATCAAAGAATGTTGATGCCTCTAAACAACCTGACGGTTCGTTCAAAGCTGAGAGTCGTAAGACTAACCGAGGCAGAGGCGGAGCAAAGAGGAAGTAATGGAAACCAGAGAACAGACGGAAGCTAGAGAAAAGAAACTAGTTGACGATACTAAGAGATTAGCTCAGAGTGGTCTAAGAAAGCTAGGTATAAATATTACTAATCCTTTAGCTGGGTTAGATTCACTTCCTACTACAGAAGAATCCTTAGATCCAGACTCTCTTAAAATCCATCAAGACTCAAATAAACCTATAGAACAACTACAAGGCTTTGCTAAAGAGGGTCTTCAGACAAGTCTAGGTTTATATGGAGCAGCGTTAAGTCAATATGGTACTGTAGGTAATCAACCACGTAATATGATAAATATTACTGATCAGGTTGAAGAAATAGTTGATATGCATCCTAGTGTTTATAAAAGAGCTGGTTCTATTTATAAGCATCACGAAGGAGGCATTTCTTGGAAACAAGCTATTGCTATGGCTAAATTACCTCAGACTAGCAGTCCAGAAGATTTGGCTAATCGTTTCATGCAGTCACCAAAGGATAGATATCCTGATGCTGGTAATGTAGAAGGTAGATTAAGAAAAAGAAAAGGAGAATCAGAAGAAGATTATGCTAATAGAGTTTACAATGAGAAGTTTGAAAAAATAAACTTAACAGATGAAGCAAGATTAGAGATTGAGACTATGCTCGATTCAAAAGATGTATCTCAAAAAGAAAGGAGAAACATTAAGATGGGTATATCTAATCCTAATTATTCTCCAAAAAGTTATACAGAAACTCGTATAGTATTAGCAGAAGAATTTTTAGATGGATTAGAATTTTTAGGATTAGATCAGACACAAATTGAAGCACATCATATAGCTTCTTTAAGACATGTTTCTTCTTTATTTATAGGTTTACCAAGATCTCAGTTTCGAGATATGTTAAAACTAATATATGACGAAGGTATACCTACTGGTAATGATCCTAATAATTTAATGGCTATTCAGAAAAAAGCACATGTAAATAAAAAGGATAATCCTAATGTATATGCTGTTCATACATACTTAAATGAACAATTAGGTTTATATGGTGAGAAATTAGTTGGTGATTATGGTTCAAAAATAAAAGATCTTAGTGTTGAAGAAAGAAAACCTATGATTAAAAAGTTTGCTGCTGTTGTTAAAGGTTCTTATCCAGTAGCTGAAAAAGCAATAAGAGCTGTATTAGATCAAAATGTCATGGATGATAGTCCAGAAGCATTAGTCGATGCAACTTTAGATATTGATAAATCTCAACTAAATCTTATTAAAAAAACTGTAAATGATTATATAAAACTTCAACTTACTGCACCTAATCATCAAGCACTTTTAGATTCTATTTTTGGTGGTATATCAGCAGGTGAATCAATGAGTAGAAGAGGTATAAAACCTAGAACACCTATTCAAAATCAATTATTAGATTTAGGTAAGAAACCTAAAAAATCTAAGAAAAAACCTAAAGATATTAAACCCGGAACAGGTGCATATTGGGATATTGAATCAGAATGAATAACGTATTACTAGCTTTAAAAGACGACTTTAAGCTGTTCCTACAAGCTCTATGGGAGCAGCTAGATCTTCCATCACCTACAAGAGCACAGTACTCCATCGCTGACTACTTACAACATGGACCAAAAAGATTACAGATCCAAGCCTTTCGAGGTGTTGGTAAATCTTGGATTACTGGTGCTTTTGTGTTATGGACACTCTTTAATGACCCAGAACGAAAAATAATGATCATATCTGCTTCTAAAGAGCGAGCAGATAACATGTCAATCTTCTTACAAAAACTAATTATTGAAACCCCATGGCTCAGTCATCTACAACCGAAATCGGACGATTCTCGTTGGAGTCGCATCAGCTTCGACGTAAACTGTTCTCCACACCAAGCCCCAAGCGTAAAGTCGGTGGGCATAACTGGACAACTAACAGGAAGTCGAGCCGATCTGATGATATTAGACGACATAGAAGTACCGGGCAATTCTATGACCGAGTTAATGCGTGAAAAACTTTTACAACTCTGTACTGAAGCGGAATCCATCCTCACGCCGAAAAGCGATAGCCGTATTATGTATCTCGGGACTCCTCAGACTACTTTTACTGTTTATCGTAAGTTGGCAGAGCGTTCGTACCGTCCGTTCGTTTGGCCCAGCCGCTATCCCAGAAAAGACAAACTCTCTCAATATGAAGGATTACTAGCTCCTCAGATCCAAGAAGATCTCGAAGCTGGTGTAGAAGAATGGGATGTAACAGATCCCGATAGATTCGACAATAACGACCTACTAGAACGTGAAGCATCTATGGGTCGTTCTAACTTCATGCTTCAATTCCAACTTGATACCTCCCTATCAGATGCAGAAAAGTTCCCTCTCAAGATGGCTGATCTTGTGGTTACTAGCGTTAATCCTACAACTGCTCCTGATACTGTTGTATGGTGTTCAGATCCGTCAAATGTTATTAAAGACCTACCAACAGTTGGTCTACCCGGTGACTATTTCTACTCACCAATGCAACTCAACGGAGAATGGACTGATTACACAGAGACTATATGTTCCGTAGACCCCTCTGGAAGGGGTACAGATGAGACTGCAGCAGCCTTCATTAGTCAAAAGAATGGTTTCCTATATCTCCATGAAATGAGAGCCTATAGAGACGGTTACAGCGACGATACACTACTTAACATCCTAAGAGGGTGTAGAAAGTATAAAGTAACTAAACTTGTAATTGAGACAAACTTCGGAGATGGTATAGTCTGCGAATTATTTAAAAAACACCTACAACAAACAGGACTAAATATAGATGTCGAAGAAGTTAGAGCTAACGTACGGAAAGAAGATCGTATTATTGATTCTCTTGAACCTATCCTTAATCAGCACAGATTGGTGGTTGATAGGTCGGTTATAGAGTGGGATTATAAGTCAAATAAGAATGAAGCACCTGAACTAAGACTACTATACATGCTATTCTACCAAATGTCTAGGATGTGTAGAGAGAAAGGTGCAGTTAAACACGACGATAGACTAGACTGCCTAGCACAGGGGGTTAAATACTTTACAGATGCCATGTCTATCAACGCTCACGACGCCATCAGGCTGCGTAAACGTCAAGAATGGGATTCTATGTTAGAAGACTTCCTTACATCCCCTCATAGGTCCGCAGATCACCTAGTCTTAGGTATGAATAAAGAACAAAGAGACCAAGCTAATGGTCTTGATGACAACAATTCAGTCCCCACTTGGGTTTAGACGTTAACGTAATCCAATGACTGACGTATACAGGGGAAGGGAAGGGTGGACCCGGCCCCTGAATGAGGAAATTTGTTATCTCACGACAACAATTTCCTCTACTTAATATCCTATGATTGGATATTCCGATGAATACTACCAATCTTCCACTAACTCTTTAACAACTTTTACTGTATATTACAGTAATTACTGTATAACCCCCCTTTAATTTTTAACATAAATTTCTGAAGCCGTATAGCGTCGTAGCAAGGACGCTGTTCCCCCATTGGGACTCACTGGACTCTATTATTATATCGAGATCCAAACAGTTTTTATTATTATATCCAGATATTACTGATTAATTCTTATTAACCTGTGGAAAACTATCAATTATTATGTAGCTATCTGTTTGCGTTTCAGTTATTAATAGTAATTCACAGTCGAGTAATGAATAGAGAAGAGACAACACAGTGATACACTGGATAGTCAGTAAGACTCAATGATACTGTGTGGTATTGCTGATATCTCATGCCATTCTCAAGATTATATGGTTATAATAGGTACATGAGAAACAAACATCCTAAGTTCAGATGAAATCTTATTAAACTAAATCAGAGTTTGATTAGTTATTACAAGTTATTCAGCAAAATACAAGTAATAACAATTACAAATGAGTATTTATTGCTTTACTAATTGCACCATCGTTAGGAGTGGTATTTGAAAGTTAATAGTAATTCGCATACGAATTGAAAACTTGATTGAAAGTTAGTAATGAAGCGTTGTTAACGACAAGATCCTTTGTTTCTCTATTTATTTATTGAGGTATTTATTATGCAAGTTAAGTTTACAATTGATTATGATTTAATTGAATTAGTAGATGCAATTGGATTAGATTATGATATTGTTGATGCTAAGTCTGATGTTATTGATAATTATAAAGAGATAGAAATATTATTAGATGAGGTTGAATATCATGTTGAAAATGAAGAAGAGTTACATGTATTAAATGATGAGGAATTATGTGAATACTTATTAAATCCAACATTATGTGAAGGTTTAATATATACACAAAGAATCTATGATTAATAATTAATAGTTATTATTCACAGTCTAGGTCTATTAGTTTAATGGTAAAATACTATCTTGTCACGATATAGTTAACAGTTCAATTCTGTTATAGACCGTTAGAGATATTAATTCTCTAAGTAATTACAATTAATGAGGGATTACTATGCTATTCTTATTAGCTCCAATGCCAATTGTATTAACATACTTAATGGTGAGGTATT